TGAGAGACTCTCGTTCTTGACGTAAGCAACCCCCCATTTGCAGACACTAAGAGCGTTAAGTTCAACTCGAACGACTACTGCTCGGCGACTGCTTCTGGGCTTTCCAGCGTGATGGGTAGGTCCGGGAACGGTTCAGGTTCTTCTGACGCATGGTCAATGTCTCTTTGGTTTAAGATGGGAACCCACTACGGCGGATCAAAGCAGACGATCTTCTTCTTTGGTGATAGTGACTACGATAACGGCGGACACATCTGGCTGTACTATGAGGGCGACGACAAGAGGCTTCAGTTTCAGTACGGATCGAAGAACAACAACCTGCAGATGACGACTGCGAATGATAGCCTGAGCGCATCAACCTGGCATCACATCCTGGTCTCGTACGACGGTGGGACAACAGGATCTAGCTCGGGTTCGGTTGCCGCTTACTTCTCCAGGTTCAGCATTCATATTGATGGCACACTTCAGTCGACAACGGACGATGAGGATAACTATGGGTGGTCATCCGGAATTGACTCCGACGTGATGTATATTGGTCGCAGGGCGACCAGTGACAACTACATGAAGAATTCCGCAAAAGTGGATGAGTTTTCCGTATGGGGGTCAGATGAGTCTGGCAACGTCTCTGATATTTACAACGCCGGTTCCACGCATGACCTATCACTGCTGGCATCATCCCCTGACCACTGGTGGCGTATGGGTGACGGCGACACATTCCCCACACTGGGTGACTCAGTTGGTTCATCAGACTTTACTATGGTAAATATGACTGTGAGCGAAATAACAACCGACGTACCCTGATCGGACTAAGTAATTGTATCTCCTGTGCATCACCCCGTGTGGCTGGTTACCACGAAAAAGCGGGGTGATGTTTTTATATCGAAAGAAACACAATGGCATCCCTCGGTTCACACAAAGATGTTGTGATGGTCACTGGGATGATCAAGCTGAATAGGAGGTTCATGCGTCTCGATAGGGTGACAAGGGATAAGGTAACTCGTTCAGTCACCGGTGCTGGTGCTGCGGTCCTGAAGAAGGAAGTGAAGAAGCAGGTTCCACGCAACGGTAAGGACGCCAGGGCAAGGGATAAGAGGAGCACCCCACGTACGCAACTGTACAAGGCAATTATAACAATCAGCAGGAAGAGCAGGAAGACGGGCAGTTGGTATTCAGTTGTAGGTCCGGGCTACCGGGTTGCACCGCAGGACCACCTTGTCCATGATGGTACAAAGGCTCATACAATTACGTGGTCCGGTCACAATGGCTTGGGGTTCGTCTCCCGCAGGGACTATCCCCACCTCAAACCGGTCGAGCACTTCGGTGCAAAGAAGGACCCGTACATGCTGCGGAGTATTGATGCTTCGGGGCCTAAGATGGCAGCGGTTATGGCAAAACGATTCTGGGACAAGTTGAGGCAATTCGCATGATAGAAGCAGACATCTACACAACACTGGCGTCCGACTCAGCCGTACAGGCAATTGTCGGTGACAGGATCAGGCCCATCCAGGCACGCATTGGCGATGCCCACCCGCTAATCATATACGCACTCATGGACCGCAAGCCAGAGGGTGACATCACCTGTGAGTCGGACATCGAGCATGCCGAGCTTGTAATCGATAGTTACTCACTAAGCTATGGTCAGGCTCTAAGCCTGGACGCCGCAGCGTATGCAACACTCAGGGCAACCGATGGTAGGTATCCCAGGGTAATTGGGAGTTCAAAGGTTGGAAGTGTGTATACGGATGAGGTGGATGACGGCAGCTATGTACTTGTGGATGATAATGATGCAGTTCTGTACCGACGTAGACGTACACTCATTATCTGGTTCGAGCCAAACTCCTAATAGTACTTTTGCAAGAGGAAATTTAAGATGGCATGCAAACTGACACAGGTTACGGGAACGACCGTATCCTTCGCCACGCTCGCTGCCACGCTGAATGTGACCGGAATTGACTTCGGTGGATTCAGCCGTGAAGCACTCGATGACACTGTCATCGGTGACAACTACATGAAGTTCTGCCCGTCGACCCTGATTGACAACGGCGAACTGACACTGAGTGTCAACGCTGACCCTGATCACGGTATCCTGATCGCTCCGACAGATGTGGAAGAAGCCATTACGGTTACTTTCCCACTGCCCGCCGGAGCATCAACTGCCGCCAACTTCGCCTTCAATGGTTTCATTACCGAAGCGAATCTGGCTGGCGACCAGGGTGACAAGTACGAAGGCGACGTTACCATTCGTATTTCTGGTGAGATCACTGTCACTGCTTCAGCCTAATTCCTTGTTGGGCTACTTACTTTTGAGGCAGCCGGGTTGGTCTCGGCTGCCTCTTCTTTTTACTACTGACTGAGGAGAGAGAGTTATGTCTGAACTGAAGAACAAGTTCCTGAGTGCTGCGTCCGCGAAGATCGTCCCCGTTGAGGGTGCTGACGGATTCTATGCAAAAGAGTTAACAGCCGGTGAGCGTGACCGATGGGAAAAATCACTTGAGCAGCCTGACCCGCGAACGCGAACTATTGTACTCTGCCTTTGCGATGCTGAGGGCAACCTGGTGTTCGGTAAGAATGACCACAAGCAGGTTTCTGAAATTCCCTGCTCCCTCGCCGATAAGGTGCTCATGGCGTTCAAGGACGCCAATGGTGTTACCGAGGAAGAGGCGGATGCCATTGAGGGAAACTGAGTGGGGACGTTGAAGAGAAGCTGTGGTGCTTCATCGCCTACCGTGTGCTGGGATGCACGGTGGGCGAAGCCAAGGAACGGTTCACAACGTCCGAATTCTTGAAGTTCGTCGCCTATAAGAAGATTGAACCCTGGGGTGATGACTGGGACCAAGCTGCGGTAATTGCAGCAACATCCTATCAGGGAAAAGCTAAGAAGAAACTCAGAGACTTCCGGCCTAATTATAAGAGGAAGTCTCAGTCCGCAGATGAAATGTTTGCCGGGTTTGAGGCGTTTGCAAAACGTGTCAACAAGGGAAAGCATAATGGCGGGAAGAAGTAAGACGATCGGAAGGCTTGGTGTCGTCGTAGGCATCGACACCAAGCCCTTCTCGAAGGGAATAAAGACCGCACGCCTGGAACTCACTAAGTTCAGCAAGAGCGTGAGCGGGGTCGGAGCAGGCATCTCTGCCATGGTCGCCGCCGCCGCTGGGTTCAATGCACTGAAGGCATCGACAAGTGTCGCTTCAGGTCTTGAGCAGGCGATGAGCTACGTGAAGTCGCGTACCGACCTCACCAATGACGCGATGTTGCGACTGCAGAACACTGCCCGTGAGCTTGGTAGGACAACCCAGTTCACGTCGACTGAGGCCGCACAGGGCATGGAGATGATTGCCCGGAACGGTTTCAAGTCCGAGACCGCTCTTAAGATGATTACGAAGGAAGCCCTAAACCTGGCGTCCGTCGATGGTCTCGAAGGCGGTCTTCAGAAGTCTTCAGACATCCTCACGAAGCTGATGCGACAGTTCAACCTGGGATTCCAGGATGCGTCCAGGATCGCCGACACGCTGACCGTGTCCGCATCTAACGCTGCAACGGGCGTTGGCGAGTTGTTCCGCAACATGGAAATCGCGGGTGCTCAGGCTAGGGGCATCGGTATGGGTCTCGAAGAGACCGCTGCGTGGCAGGCCGAGATATCAAACCTTAGGGGTGAACGGCGTGCCGGTACATCATTCAGGGCCATGCTTGCGGGTATTACTGCACCAACCGAACAGGCCAGGAAGACTCTCGACGAACTCAGGGACCCGACAACGGGGAAGTCGTTCTCGTACATCGACGAAGGAACCAACAAGACGAAGTCGCTCATCCAGATCATCGATGACCTTGACAAGTCCATGGAAGGTCTGGCGATGCATGAGAAGACGGACATCATTGCTGACCTGTTTGAGCAGGAAGGTCGAACAACGATCATGGCCATGCTTGGGGCTGGCACTGATAAGATTGCAGCCAACCTCATGAAGATTAGGGCGGCAGCAATCAGTCCAGAGTCTGAGACCCTGGACATGGCAACAACCAGGCTTGACAACCTTAGAGGTTCAATGACTCGGCTGAAGTCGGCAAGCCAGAATGTGATGGAGTCGTTCAGTCTTCCGCAGTTGCCGGTGCTCAAGGGTATCGTCGACAGGGTTCGCCAGTCCATGCAGGATATGTCCGTTCAGGTTGAACGGGCTGGTCAGTGGGTCGCCAACCTTATCCAGCAGGTCGTCACGGGCGGTCCAGGAGTCATCGCTACGATGGTCAGGATGGCTGGCATCTTAGGTGGCATGGTGGCAACGTCGACCGCACTCAATGTGGCCATGAAGATGCTGGCGTTTGCATGGCAGCCTTTCTCTGCCGGAATTGCAATTGCCAGGGTTGGCATGACGGCCATGTTTGCGACAACGCTTGCGTTGTCCATGGTGTCGTTCGCCCCGCTGATCGTTGGGATGAATATCCTGAACAAGCTGACAAAGACGGGCGGCCCACTGGCGGCGAGGATGTTTACCCGTATGATTATGGGCATGGCGACCGTATCCGCACACATGACTTCGGCATTTGTGCCCAATATGATCAAGGGGGCGGCGGCGGCAAGGTCGGGGTTCTTCGGCATTGCCAATAGTATCCGCGCCCTTCGTCTTCCTTTCAGTCTGATGAGGGCACAATCCTCTAAGTTGTTTACACAGCTAGTCAACCTGGCTGCAATTAAGGGCCTGGAATTAATGGCCTCACCCTTCAGGCTGCTTACCCGCTGGTCGAACAATTCGTTGATATCCCTGAAGAAGCTGCAGACTGCCGGGTTCGCGCCGTTTGCCGGATTACTCAAGGGGCTTAAGACTAAACTCAAAACCTTCTTCGCCGCCATTGGGACGGGGATCAGGGCTGTTTCTGGTGGCATGAACATGATCATCGGTAAGATGTTCGCATTCACCGCAGTCCTCTCATCCGTTCTGGCTCCAATCCTGGGCATCGTTGCGGCATTTGGAGTCATGTTCCTTGCCACAGAAAGAGGCATTGAGGGACTGAAGGCGGGCTGGGCTTCACTGAAGGAAAACGTACACGCCATAGTGGCAGCATGGCAGGGTGCATTCAGGAACATTGTTTCACTCGGACTGACGGCACTCAGTGAATTCTTCGGGATGTTTGGGATTGAGTGGGAAGCATCCATAGGCGGCATGGAAGGCGGATGGGTCAACATGATGAACGGCCTGGGCATGGGAATTACCAGGCTTGGTATCTGGGTGGAAACACTCACCGATAGTTGGTCGAGGGTTTGGGAGTTTGCGTCTTTGGGACTGAAGGCGTTCTGGGAGTTGTTCAAGGCCAATGGTGAAATAGTTGTCGGCAAGATTGCGAACAAACTGATAGATGCCTTTGAGGTTGCCGCAAATGCGCTTGCTGGACTTCTTCAGCCGATCATGGACAGCATCGGCAGGGACATTGGGATATCAATCCTTCAGGCTACACCTGAGTTCTTGGGTGGCATCTCAGATTCGGAAGCCGGAATTATGAGGATGGCTCTTGCGATGGAGAATCGTGAGAAATCCAAGTCTGCCCTTGAGGGTATTAAGTTCGACACATCTTCGGCTGAGGCCAAGGCTCTGACTGCTGAACAGAAGCTGGCTAAAGCCCTGGATAACTTCTCTGGCTTCATGGGTAGCATGGACACTGACTTCATGAAGAATGCCCGAAGGGTTGCGGTGTCCGCTGGAGAGAAGAAGGCGAATGCCCGTCGACCTGAGCTTGTCCGCGAGATGCAAGAGAGGACTGATAACAAGGTCAATGAATCTATCGTCGACTGGGCTGAGACAAAGAAGTACGAAGGGGCCGAACTGGACAAACAGGCCAGAATGTTGCGTCAGCAATTACTGGCTGAGGGTTACATGGGGATCGATGCTGAACTCTCAAAGGTTAGCCTGGATGAGCAGTCCAGACTGGGTGCGGAGTTCGGCGTGGAGACGCTTGACATGCAGGTCCAGGGTAGCATCGAGAAGGCGATGTCCGGTGTGCTCGAAAGGTCCGGCGTTGACAGTGCAGTCGAGTCGTCCGACACTGGCGTCAAGGAGATGGGTAAGGAACTAAATAAGAGCAGCGAGGAACAGGTCAAGGCAATTAAGGACGCCGCTGCGGCGACCGTCAGGGCCATCAAGGGTATAGGCCCAGTGTCAGTTGCAGGGTTTGGAGCATAATCATGGCAAGCGTAATCGGTATCACTGATACTAGCACAAGCAACAATAGGTCCGGCGACAGGGAGCACACGATTGTGTACCTCGTTGACGTGGACCCTGCAGCCGGAGAGGGCAGCTATGAGGCTGCCAGTGCCACGGGCTTACCCCTGGCGGGTGACAGTCACCCCGGTGACTCGCAGGCTATCGCGGACAGCGTCGACGCCCAACAGGAGAGCGATGACGGGACCAGGTTTTCCGTGACCGTCAACTATACGAACATCGTGGATGACACGGGTCCAGACTCTAAGTCCTCGGGTCCCGGTTCCAATCCCACCAATGCCCAGCCAAGTGTTGAGGGGTGGTCGACACAGATGGTGCGTGGGCCATTGACTAAGGCGAGAAGGGTTGTAACAGATCCGATCCTTGGTGGTGGCGTCACGTCAGACGGAATCATTTCCGGGACAACACTGGGTGACTTCATCGATCCGATCGACTGGCCGTCCAGCGTTGTCGACCTGTCGAATAACCTTCTGGATGAATCTGCCGTCTTGAACTACGCAGAGGAGCCTTACGAGGAGGTCCCGGAGATGGAGATAATTGTCCCGGTGCTCACTATCACCAGGAACGAATCGAGCTTCGATCACTCCCAGGCATTCACACTTAACAACTCTGTCAACTCAAAGGATTTCAGTGGTGGCAGGCCCGGCACAATCAGGTGCAGCGTGAGTGCTGACCATAAGTTCAAGAATAACCAGGACTACTACGAGGTTGTCTACAAGTTCTCATATAATCCATGGGGCCACTTTGAGATCCTTGAGGAAAGGTCTGAACTGATCAGGGATATTGTTGTTGACCCAGATGTCAAGTACAAGCCAACCGAGAAGGCTGATGGTGCGATACAGGGCAGCAAGGAGATCGAAGGATTCGTGAACATTTCCCTCAACGGTATGCAACTGGCATCTGAGCAGATCAGGTCAGCATGGTGCTACCTGACTCCGTACGACTACAACACGCTGGGTCTGTAATGGGGATGAGGCCAAAGCGTGTGAAACGCAAGCGGGTGGAACACAGGGGCAACTCAACTGAACGTGGGTATGACGCCAAGTGGCAGAAGATAAGTCGAGCGTTCAGGAAGGCTCAGCCAAACTGTGCAGAGTGTGGTGTAGTAAATGAGATGCGTAGGATGGTCGTTGACCATATTGTTCCTCATCGTGGGGATCGTAAGATATTCTGGGACCCATCAAACTGGCAGACCCTTTGTCAAACCTGCCATAACAAGAAGACTGCAAGAGGTGAATGATGGCGGATAGAAAGGGATACCTCGTTGATGAGGATTTCATCAAGAGGACAACCTCTGCCGTTCGCAAAGTCGAGCGTATGGCTAGGGCCGCACACAATGAGGCAAGGTCCGCTGCCAAGCGTTCCATGCAGTGCAGGTACTGCCAGCTTACCAATGTGATGACCGCAGCATCGGACCCATTGACGGGTGCATCTACCTGCACTGCTGATCTTCTCTATGAGGACCACTCAGTTGCAGCCGGTCAAGATGTGCCGACACCCGGCGACTACACTCCTGTAGCATTTCAGAGTGGCGGCGAAAGTATCACTATTGTTAACAGGTCAGTGGACCTTGAGGCCCCATCTTCAACGATGTGTATTGTTATGTGGTCAGGCATTGAGTGGGT